GTCATTGTTTTGTTTCATAAAGTACATTGACACCCCAAGAAGTCCATTAATGATTAATGATAAAATAAGCTCATTCATTTATGTTTCTTTCTACACAAGGCTTGGAACAAAGTGAAAGCCTCACCGGCAGGGGATGGGATGTCAGACCATCAAGGCGCGCAGCACGGTGGCTAGCGCGGGCGCCATCACTGCGTCGAAGGCGTCTTCATCGGGGTGGATGCCGTCGCTAGCAGCGCCTGTGCCATCGTTGTAGCCAGCTACCCAGCGCTCTGGGCTGGCGCCATCGCCCAGCGCGGCAAAGTCCAGCCATGTCACGCCGTTGCTGGCCGCAATGCTTTGCAGTTGCGTGTTCGTTCCCCTTCGGAACGCGTCATACGCCAGCGTCAGGGAGTTGTACGGCATCAGCGGAGCCCAAACGATATATGGGATGTTGTACTGCTTGGCGGTTGCCACAACGTCGAGCGCCAGGGAGATTTGCCCCTCTCGGTCCCGCGCATTTGGCTGCGCGGGGGTGTTCGGATCGTTGACGCTGGCCGGCTGGATCAGCAGTACAGACGGCGCCGGGCAGCCGGCAACCAGGGCGGCCTTTGCAACCGCCCAGGCCGTCGCGGCAGTCTGAGACGACGCCCCGAAATTGGCCCACACAACCGGCTTGTCTGGCGTCGATACGTCATTGCAGGCCCGCAGGCCCCACGCGCTCACGTTGTCGGGCGCCTGCGATCCGTTCTGCATTGTTGAATCTCCAATGCCCCAAACGGACAGCACTGGCACCGTGAACCGCACAATCGGGAATCCCGAAATTACGGTAGTTGACAGGCCGTGAGCCGTGGAAAGCGCGGTGATTGCGTCGGCGCCGAATGCCTGGCTCACGATAAACGTCCGCTGGCGCATTGCGGCCGATGGCGTGCGCGCCGAAGCGCCGCCCAGGTTGAACGACCAGCTCCCGCCCGCCACGCCGGGCCGCCATGAGCGCCACAGCAGCAGGGGCCTGCTGCCGCCATCTGTGCGCGCAACGCTGCCAAGCGGAATCCAGTCAGACAGCGAAAACTGTTGCGCGGTATTTGCGGCGGCAACACTGACCGACGACGCGCCGGCCCACGTTGCAGCCCGCCAGCCGTTCAGCGTGCCGGATGGGGCAATTTGTGCATAGGCCGTTCCGCCGATGATCGGCGTCGCCATGTTGGCTGACGTGTCGGTGGCGTTTGTCTCGGTCACGCCGAGGACGGCTGTGTTTCCGGTGATGGCGTTCTGCGCTCGGTTGATGAGCGCCAGCCGCACGGCAGAAAACGGCGCTTCCATTTCCATTTTGATCGTCACGGTCAGATCGGCCGCAGACAGCCCTGTAGTTTGGTTAAAAGCAGCCGCGTTGTTGCTGCTGCTGCCGATGTGCTTGACCACGGCCTCGGTGCGCTTCCAAGCCCCTGACACCAAGGAGTCGATTGCCGCGTGCTTTTTCGGGTTGAAGCCCAGCACTGGCGGCGAAGACGATGCAGCCGGCTGGATGCCTACGGCGTTGCCGTCCGAGTCAAACAGAATCTGATCGGCCGGGCCGATGTTGCGCGGGGTGTAGAACGCCATGGTCAGCTCATCGTGTATTCGAGGACGCCGTTGCACTGCACGGCGCCGCTCAGGTTGATGTTCAGCGCCTCGTTTGCCGCCGTCTCGTAGTAGGGCTGGAAGCGCAGGGTCAGCGGGGCCATCGTGCCGGCTGCCGCAAAGTTGAAAACCTCCAGCACCTCGTGGCCCGCCTTGATGCTCACGATGACAGCGCCAGCCACGCTCAGGCGCAGGCCGTGGACGCGGCAGCGCAGGCCAGGCGCCGCAGCCACCAGCTCGGTATCGCCTGATGCTGAGGTTTTGATCACCAGCCGGCTTTCGGCAATCACTTTGTTCATGGGGGCTCCAGAATGCAAAACGCCACCCGTAGGTGGCGCGGTGGTGTTGGGTGGGCGGTCAGCCCAGGACGCCAGTGGCGGGGTCGGTGATCTGGTGGCCGGGCGCAAACTTGCGCTGCGGCTGGGTGTTGGTCTTGGCGTGGCGCAGCATCATCAGACCGTAGCGCGTGGCGCTCATCAGGTCGTCGGCCAGCTTCACGATCTTGCCGTCTTCGCGGTGGTACAGCCGGAATTCCTCAAACCAGTCGTTCAAGTGCTTCGCCACCTTGAGTCGGCCGGTCTGCATCCGGTCCAGCATGTCCATCAGCCCCGCCTCAACGCCGTTGCCGCCTTCGCCTTCCTTCTCGCCGGCCTTGGTGTCCGGTGGGTGCGTGGCCTTGTCCTTGAGCATCTTGACGCCGTACTTGCGGTACTGCGCCGCCAGCGCCTCGCCACTGCCCTTGTCGTGCTGCAGGCCATCGTGCGGCCAGGCCACCGGAATCCAGTCGCCTCGCGCTTTGATGGCCACGCTGTGAATCAGCGGGGTCGCCTCCTTGACCCGGTAGCAGTCATAGACGTGGACAACATCGTTGTCGCGGTCCCATGCCATCCACACAGCGGCAGTGGGGTGATCCCAGCCGAAGTCGATGCCGCAGATTCGCGGCCAATGCGCTGGGATGGCAACCTGCGCTTCAGCCACAACATCGTCAGCGAGCTGGAAGATGCGCCCGCTGCCCAGCGTCGGCGTGCCGTTGATCCGCGCTTCCCGCTCATGCGCCGGGTACGTGGCGATGATGGCCTCGCGCTGCTCTGGCGTGTAGTGCGCCGCGTCGTGGATGGTCATGTTCGTGACCACCGTGCCGGCCGGCTTCTCTTGCAGGAATCGTCGCACCACTTCCGACATGCCTTTCAGCGGGGTGAAGGTCAGCGTGACGATCCCGCCCCGGGCGTTCGTCCGGGTCAGGCCCTCAAAGTAGATGTCTTCCGGCGGTTCCTCGTCAAACCACACGAAGTCCAGCGTCTCGCCCTGCCAACGCAGCCGGCCCTGGTCGTAGGTCTTGATGGTGATGCGGCTGGTGCCGGCCTGCACGTCGCCGCCGCCACCATGCCGCACAAGCACCGTCTCCACAGCGTCCGGCACGCCATGCGCCGCCCGCTTGATTTCCTTGATCGCGTCCCGGGGGATCGCCCCGGTGCCCCAACTCCCCACCTGGCCGAGAAGAATCCGCTGCACCGTGTCCCGCGTGCCCTGGCTGGTTTCCGACGCCGCCCAACCAATCGTGGGTTCGTCAAACACCGCGCCGCCCCACCAATCCGGGTAGCGCCCGGTCAGGTGCATTGCATGCTCAAAGCCGGCGCTCCATGTCTTGCCAACTTGATTGCCGGCCTTCAGCAGCCGTTCACGCACATGCAGCGGGCCGCCGCTGGCGTGGAAGTCGCGTTGTTTGGGATACGGGAGGTAGTCGGCCAGCTTGTTGCTGTCGATCCTCTTGACGCACTCAGTGAGTAGCGCGGCCCTCGCCTGCGGGGAAAGCGCCTTGAGCTTGTCCAGTACAGCCAAAGGCAGCGAGCGCCTCTCTGAGCTGCTTGAGTTCATCGTGTCCAAGCCCGTCCAGTTCGCCAGTGCGGATTTCCTTGCGGTCGATGAACATGCCGGCTTCCTTGCCGATCAACTCCAGCGCCTTGTTCGCGGCCTGCAAGTTGGCCTTGTACTCGCCCACTGGATTGCCTTCGGCGTCCTTCACCGGCTCGGCCGCCATGCCCATGTCCACGATGCGACTCAGGCGCTTCAGCACCCACGCCTTGTCCAGCGCGGCTTCGGCAATCACCGCCTTCGTAGCTTGAGCGTGGACTGATTCCTTCTGTCTCCGAAGCGCATCAATCCTGTCTCGCACGTCATCATTTGCAATCAGCCGTGCGGCGTTCTGGCGGGCGCCTTTCTCGTTGTAGCCGGCCAGCACATAGGCGCGGGCCTGCGTCTCACCGTTGCTCACCAGTTGAGCGAAATGCTCATGCTTGGCGTTCTTCAGCGGCGCGTTCATGTCAGGCGCCCAGCTTCGCGTTCACAGCCTTTATGGCGGCCTCAACTGAGGCCCACTGGCTTTCCATGCTGGCGACTTCTTGCGCCTCGGGCTGGATGTAGTGCGCTGGCCCGAAGAACCGCACATTCGGCAGACAGCCAATCTCATGTTTGTTGACCGGCTTGATGCGGCGCGGGTAGTAGTCACGGGCTGCCAGGGTGTACGGCATGTCAAGCACCGCGTCAATTTGGTGCGCGCCGACAAGAATGTGGCATTCCATGGATGCGCTCTGCTGCTGGTCAACCAAGTGGCGCACCCGAGACAGGCTCAGGGGATGCGGGTCGTCGCGCACATCAATGACGGCAATGGATGATGCGGCATCCACGGTCAGGCCCTCGCAATCACCAGTTGCGGCGCGGCGTGGGTGGGAAGCTCGGCGCCGGACTGCTGCAGCGCGTCAACTTCGGCTTGCGTCAGGTTGATGGGGTCGCCTTGCGGTTCGGCCAGGTCGTTCATCTTCTGGCCCAGCATCGCGGCGGCCAGGTGCGCGGGGTTCTCGCTGTCGTACCCGCCTTCGTAGGCGGTCAGCATTTCGAGTGCGCCGCCAGCGGTGGCCTTGAAGGTGATGGTGGCGCTGGTGTTCATGCCATGCCCCGGGCCATGTTGCGGCCCATCGGGCGCTGCTGCTGGGGCTCGTCGGCGGTGTAGCCGGCCTGGAAAGCGTCGTCGCCGCCTTGGGGCGCCATGCTTTTGTAGAGGTCCAGCACCATCTTCAGGGCTTCACCGATGGTGGCGGCCGGCTGGCGGGGGCTTTCCTGCTCGTTGGCCTCGGCGCCGGTTTCCTTGTAGACCGTCAGGCTGCCGTCCTGCATCACGCCGATGCACAGCTCCGCCATCATGCCGTCGCTGGTGGCGGGCTGGCCTTCTTCGTCGGCGGGCATTTCGCTGTCTGCGAAGCCTTGCATCATGGGGGAAGTGGCCATTCAGGCTCCAGAAGTAGAAGCGCCCGCTGGGCGGCGGGCGATTTCGGGAATGCGGCGGCTTCTCAGTCATGCCCCTTGCGCGGGCATCCGGCCAGTCGCCGGGCAAATTCCCCACTTTGGAGCGCGTCCGAATGGGGGGGTACGCGAAGCGCGGCAGGATTCTAGCGGCAGATTTTCAATCTGCAACCTGCTGCGGGTTTATGGCTTGGGCTCCTGTTGCGCGGTGGGTGCGGCGGGAAGCAGAATCCCGTGAGCGCGCTCGGCAACGGAAACCCCAGCCGCAAACGAGTGGAAGCACCGCACATAGTCGCGGTCGCGGTCTTCCCACGCATCGTTCAGCGCTTCAATGTGCAACGGCTTCTGTGGCGGCACAGCAGGCGCGGCAAGGGCGGCGCGGGTGTTCCAGGCGGCGATGACCGCTGCGCGGCTCTTGTGGAATGGCCCCTCAAGCGCACAGTCGTAGCAGACGACGTAGTGCTTGCCCTCCATGTCCAAGGCTTCTACGCCATCGCTGCCGCAGAACGGGCACGGCTTCAGTGCGTCGGTCACTTCGGTTCTCCTTGCGCTGTGATGCCGTGGGCGGCTTCGATGGCGCGAACGATCCATCGCACGGTTGACGGCTGCAAGAACTGAACGCCGGTTGTGTTTGCGCTGCGCTGCATTGACGCAATCTCCGCCCCGGTCAGCGGCACTCGCGCAGGCGCTGGCTGCGCAGCATCCCGTAGCAGCTTCATCAGGTCTGGGCCGTCAATGCGGAACTCACCGTCGTGCCAGCGGCCGTCGCTGTTTTCGATCAGCGATTCGGCCTGCTCATCTGTCAGCGGCACCAGCGCAGGCGCTGGCTGCGCCGGCAGTAGTGCATCCACCATCGGCACGGCATCGCGATGCGCGTACAGCAGCAGCGTCTCGTCAGCGCCGAGCGCAATCAGCGCCTCCATCATCCCAGCGCCCCATTCGGTACGGCGTGGCGCCTCCGCCCATCTCAGCCTCGGCGCAGGCGCTGGCTCACTGGCCGGCTCGGCATGCGCCACAGGGGCGGCGTTGTCGCTCACATTCCCGGCGCCACGCTCCACAACAGGCGTTGCAGAGTCTGCGCGCTCCACAACAGGGGCGGAATGCTTCGCCAGCCACTGGCCGTGCTTGAACCCCTCGTTCCAGCGGTCAGGGGCGGCGGGCTGGGTCAGGGCTGCGCGCAAGCGCAAGATTTCGCGGAACAAGTCGGGCTTGTTGCAGCAATCTTCTTCGCCACGTTCAATCTGGTGGCAGTTTAAGCATTGGTACGCGGCCATCTTGGCTCCAGAAAAAAGCCCCCCGAGTTGGGCAACTGCGAAGTAGCGGCTCGAGGGGCGAACGCGGCCAAGCCGCGAGAGGAGACAGGCCGTGGGTGCGCGGTACGGCCAAGCCCGCACAGGCAGTGCCTGCGCCTAGAACCAGAAGCCGAGCTTCCGGGCGGCAGCGCGGGTCATGCGACGCACCTGGGTGGGTGCGCGAGCCAATGCGGCTTCGCGCTCGTTCAGCCGCGTGCGCTGCTCGGCCAGCTCGGCGCTGACGGCTTCTTCGAGGGTCTGCGAAAGATGCTCTTCAGCATCGACGGGAGTGGGAGCTTCGGTGGCTTTGTCAGTGGACATGGTGTTTCCTGGTTAGGTGAGGAGGCGAGGGCCGAAGCCCTCGCGTAGATCAGCCGGCTTCCAGCTCGCCCAGCAGGTCGCCAGCGTTGACCTTCGTGCTCTTCGCGAGCTTTTCCTCCTCCAGGCGCTTGATGATGGCGCCGGTCTTGGTGGCCGGGTTGCGGAAGCTGTTGTACAGCTCCTGGCGCGACAGCTTCTCGCCGGCGGTCTTCGCCTTGTCCAGCTTGCCCTGCAGGAAGGCCTTGACGGCGGCCATGTCCTTGCCGGTGGCCTCGACGATCGCCTTGATGACGATCGAAGCGCCGGCGGTGGAGTCGGAAGCGCCGCGCGCCACGCCCCACTCACCACCGCGCAGGCGGGTGAAGATCTCGTCCACCGCGAGGACGATGTCGTCGATCTCCTTCACGCCGGAGTACTCGTCGCCAGCCTTCTGGGCAACGCCGTGCGAAGCCGCGTAGGCCAGCAGGCCGGGGCTCAGCTCGGACAGCATCAGCGTGCGGGTCTCGCCGTTCTTGAAGTCGAAGCGCACGCCGACGGGCGTCTCGGCATCGTCGGTCAGCACGGTCTTGTCGGTCTGCCGCGTTCCTGCGAACTCGACGACACGGCCGTCAGTCATCGTGACCTTCTCGTACACGGTCTCCTTCTTGGGGGCCTTGGCTTCGGGGGTGGCTTGGGTTTCGCTCATGAGTGAAAAGTTCCTAGGGTTGATGGCCGCGCTTTCGTGGCTGCCGGAAACGAGTGGGGGTCCACTGGCAACAGCCCAGGAGGCTGTTGGCGGGAGATCCCCGTAGTGCGCGCGAGAAATAACAGTATAATGCGCGCGCAATCAA